CTCAGTTTTTGGATAATGATTATTTACATATTTTCTTACTTCGCTGGATGCCCAGTTTAAAAATTCATCTGTTCCCATTTTTTAACCCTCTATTTCTCTAAATGTGAAATTCTTCTTTCGTGGTCATCTAATTCTTTAGAATGAGCATCTAATCTCACGTCCTGTCTTCTGTTGTCCGTGGCCATATACTCAATAGCAGTAGTCAACTTTGTAATGCTATTATTTAATTTTAAGACAGGAGTCATAACTCCAATTAATGCTCCAATACCAATAATAACAGTGTATACTGCCTGTGCTTCAGTCATTTAAGCACCTTCTTTTTCGCCTTCAACAAATCTTGTAAAGGCTTGATGTAATCCTGTGGATGCTAGACCCATAAGTGCGCCATAAACAACTGATTCAACAGACATGCCACTAACTGCTGCGTTAAGAACGGCCCCAACAACTGCCAAAATAGTTGGAATGTACTTATTTGGCACTTTATCAAAAGATGTCTTGATGATGTAGCCAACAACCAAGCAAGCGATCATAACGACTAAAACAAAATACTGTGTTAACTGCGTGAAATCCATAATTATTTACCTTCCTTTTCTTCTGTAAGATCTTCACGACCTCTTTTGATTAATTCCTGTTTTACTTTTTCTTTCATGGGTTTACCAAAAAGTTTTATTGGTACATCATCAATAGTCTTTTCACCCTTAATAATTAAATCCGCATAAATATTAATCATACTAAACACCTACACTTTCACATAATTCGACTAGAGCTAACTGTAACTCTGTAATACTGTTTTCAGCATCAGCAAGCTTTTCTGCATCTGTCTTTTCGACAGGAGCGATATAATCCATATAACTCATTGGATTTTTCTTGATCATATCTTCTGTAATATCAGATGGTTTGACAGTAAACTGATTAAATTCATGTTCATATAATGTTGTGCCTGTTTCTTCGTCAAGCACGTCTTTTAGATAGCTGTAAATAAAAATATCAGCACGCACATCATTGACTTTAAAGTAACGATATGATGGCTGTTTCTGTGTGAATAAAGCCTTTGTTCTCATTTTTAATCACCTTTCTAGCGTTCTCAAAAATACGCTCACACTTATGTTTTTTCTTATATTTTAAACTGTTGGAGTTATCAAAATAACCTTTGTAAGCCATAATGGATTTAGCGTCCTTTGCTGACATAATCGTATCTGGATTACGATATTTACATATCATCTTATTCGCACGTTTAAAAATTCTTTTTCTGATCGTGGTTTTATCTGTGTAAATCCTATAGCCCATCATGTCTATTGGACGGCTGTCTAATATAAATAACTGCTCATTACTCTTAATTCTTAGTCCTAATTGCGTACATAGATAGTTATTTAATGCTTTAATGCATAATTTAAGGTCCTTTTTAGACG